AATCTAACGCGAGACAAGGTCCGTTGCTGGTATCGACGCCGAACGAAAGATAATCTTCCACCATATCTTCCAGACCTTCCGCCGTTACCGCCTGTTCGGGTTCGTAGCCGTCGAAAATTTCCAGGTTAACGCGCCACGTTTCGTAATTTGTCCAGCCGTTGTATTTTTGATCTTGTGTGTTCATCGTGTTTCCCTTTTTCTGGTGTGTGCGCGGTGGCGCGTGTTAGCGCGTCGCTTCGATGTAAATAATAAACCCCGTCATGATAGTTGCCGGGACGATAACCAAGGACGTCATGATTAATGCGTATTCCATCATCTCTCTCCTCTCCCGGCAGGGCGCTTATCGCGCCGCTGCCTCAATGCCATTTCGTTCCATCATATCAGCAACCGCCGCGAACGCTTCGCGCTGTGTGCGGTACTCATTAGGGAACCCGCTGTCATCGGTCAGCGCATCATATTCAATGCAAATGTATGTGTGGTAGCCGTAGGGCCGATCACTATTCAGCGTTTTAAACAGCGGCTGGATACTGCCAACGCCTTCATTATCGACATAAACGTCGAACACTGGCACCGAAGGACCCCATCGGGTTTCGCGTCGTTTAATCTCGTATACCATCTTTCTCTCTCCCATTCGGCAGGGCGCTTAACGCGCCGCTGCCTTGTGTTCTTGAACCCGGTAAAATGCGGCCATCTCGTTATGGTAATCTATTTTGTCCCATTCGTTGCGGATTTTCGCCATCACGGCGTCTGCGGCGTGAAGTTCGGCGGCAACTCTGTATTGCTCTTGCTTGGTCATCTGTCGTCTCCGTTTGTGTTGTTGACGTTTGAACGAATACACAATTAATGCCGTTTTAAATGCATGTCAAATGCTAAATGCAATTTTCTTACAATCAAAAAGACCAAAAAACGTGTCACAGGGCATTTCACATTGTTATTGTGTATGATACGCCGCATAAGTGGAATAACATTCCGTTACATATAGCGTATCAGGCGCAAGTTATTGAAAAGATTAGAGATATCATTATCCGTAACATGCCATAACATTGTGTTTCCGGAATGATACGCCCGTAACACCCGTAACACCCCCCTATAGGGGTGTTACGTGTTACGGATATCCGGTGACATGTTGTGATTGATACGTTGTGTCGTTAAATTGAAATTGAAAAAACTTTTGTGCGAGGTGTCGGGATGAGCCACGAAAACGATCTGACAAACATAGGCAAATGGCCTTGGTCAATTGTGCCGACAAGGGCCTTCGGCGATAAGAGGCTTAAAGACGCGGATCGAAGGGTCCTGGGTGCTTTGTGCGCCTTCGTAAATCGTGCCGGCGTCTGCTGGCCCGCAATGGAGACTATCCAACAAATCAGCGGGCATGCTTCGCGGAAAAGCGTCTTTGACGCCATTCAACGACTAAAGGCCGCAAAGTATGTGCGGCAGCTGCAGCCGAAGGATTATCAGGAAACCAAGACCGGGTGGAAATCGAACCGCTATCAAGTGCTCTGGGTTGGCGATGAACCCAAGCCGACATTTGAGGATATACAGTCGGCGAAAAAGCTGCAGCTCGCAAGCGATGATGAGCCAACACACGAAGAGAAGGGGTCTGGGGATGAGACCGCGTTAAACGTATTATCTCACTCTCTCGCGCATGCGTACGCGCGAGCCGTTACCGCGAATACTGGCCAGCCCGTCAATATTGAGAATGTGATAAATCACGCCCGCGCGTTGGCACGTGACAGCGTAACGGTCGACCAGGTGCAACGCGCTACCGCTGAAACGTGCAAGGCCGCCCTGGCCAAGCGGGCTGGGGTGCCTTCGCTCGCCGATGTCGCCCGATCAATCGCCGCTTGTACATAGCTACAAACGAACGTTTGCCTATGTACGGCCCGGCCAGCATGGCACCCGCCCTGCTGCTAAGGCGCACCCCTTGCCCCCCGGCCCCCTCTGTGTACGTATGGGGGTGTCGCACAAAATTTTTGTAACTTTTTAAGGAAAAAACCGCATGACCATTGAACACCTTAAAAATGACTCCACCGCCCTTGCCCGTTATCAGTTGTTGCAGCGCGCCGCTGATACGGTGACAACGCGTGGCACGAACTACGGCACCCCTGAGAGCAACTTTGAGCGCATTGCTGTACTGTGGACTTGTATTCTTGGCGTCGAGATTAAATCCACACAGGTTGCGCAAATGATGGTAGCCTTGAAGTTAGCCCGACTATGTGAGGATGATTCGCATATTGATTCGTGGGTAGACATCGCTGGTTATGCGGCGTGTGGCTTTGAGATTGTTGAGGGCAGGGATGACTGATCGCAAATTAACGACTCGTGAGGCTCGTGCGGCGCTTGCGTCTCAGGATGACGTTAAGCGTGACGCTGTTATCCATGAGTTGGAAGCGATTGCGTCCGGCGAGATTACGGACGTTCTTTCCTGGGATGACATGGGCCGCGTTCAGATTCGGCCATCTGACCAGTTGTCTGATCGTGCGCGCAGGTCTATTAAGAAGGTTAAGGTTGTTCCAACTGAGCATGGCAACAACATTGAAGTTGAAATGCATGACAAGTTGTCGGCCTTGCGCCTTTTAGCGAAGCACCGTGGTTTGTTGGAAGCGAACAGTGATGACCGTCGTCCTAGTATGATTGGGATTAATGTGACTGGGCCTAGCACGACGACGTATGAGGTTATAGACCGAGATGAAGAGGAGCAGACAGATGGCTGAATTTATAGCTGGCATCCCGATTAGGGAGCCGTTTAAGGGTGAATTGGATTATTTCCGCAAGAACCCTTCTGTTGCCGGGATGGCGACGGAGGACAACAAAGTCATCATTAACCCGTTTACCGCGCTCAACGAGCAGCAGAAACAGGCTGTTGCGCTCAATGAGGCCGCGCGCGTTTGGATGCGAACCAAAAAGGAATACGCGCCTGATTTCGCCCTAACCAAACAGCAAGAGCAATTTCTTGATACGACAACATATCGAAGCGCTTCGAAGTCAGAAAGAATGGCAACCGTAGCCGCTCGTCTTTTGAGTAATGACACGAGCGCGGGCGCACCCACTGCGGAGCAGTCTCTTTTTGTCGCGCGCTTGAGGATGGCTATGTTTGGGGGTAAGTGATGGCGAGGAGTAGTCGCGCGACGGATCGTTCGCCTCGTCGCCGTCGTCGCGGCGGCAACACTGAGGCATTAACTGGGTTAAACTTGGATTTTAGTGAAAGCCCTACGGTATGGAAGTTTTTAAACGACGATTCATTTGTGCGTGGTTTGATGGGGCCGGTAGGTTCTGGCAAGACGTATGCGAGTTTGGCCGAAGTTATGCTGAGGGCGGTGAAGCAGCCACCATCGCCAGAGAACTCAATCAGGTATTCCAGATTTGCAGTCATCCGCAACAGTTATCCGGAATTGCGGACGACGACGATCAAGACGTGGCAGGAGATATTCCCTGAGTCTGTTTGGGGGGAGATGCGTTGGAGTCCTCCTATTACGCATCATATTAAGTTGCCTCCTCGTGATGGCGCGCCGGGTTTGGATTGTGAGGTTATTTTTTTAGCGTTGGACCAGCCGCGTGATGTCCGCAAGCTGCTATCGCTTGAGTTGACGGGTGGGTTTATTGATGAGGCGCGAGAGTTGCCGAAAGCGGTTGTCGATGGTTTGACTTCTCGTGTTGGCCGCTACCCGACGAAGAAGCATGGTGGTTGTCCGTGGCGTGGTGTTTGGATGAGTACCAACCCAATGGATAGTGACCATTGGTGGTGTAATTTGGCTGAGAAGAACCCTGTTAAGGGTCGTTATCCTTGGAAGTTTTACAAGCAGCCTGGCGGCGTTAAGGAAGCGACCAAGGAGCATGAGGATTCGATTTTTGCGGCGGGTCAGTATTGGGTGATGAACCCGCTTGCGGAGAATACGAATAATTTGCCTGTTGGTTATTATGAGCAGCAGTTGGCTGGCAAGACACTGGATTGGATTCAGTGTTATGCGGGCGCTCAGTATGTTTATGTTCAAGACGGCAAGCCTGTTTGGCCGGAGTACGTTGATAGTTTGATGGCGCATGACGTTGAGTATGAGCCGGGCTATCCATTGCATATTGGTTTGGACTTTGGCTTAACGCCTGCGGCGGTGTTTGGACAGAAGATGCCTAATGGGCGCTGGCATATTTTGCATGAGTTGGTTGCGTTTGATATGGGCTTGGAGCGGTTTGCTCATCATTTGATTTCGGATATTCAGAGTAAGTTCCCGAAATCTGAGGTTATGTTATGGGGCGACCCTGCTGGTGGAAAGCGTGATGAAATTTTTGAAGTCACGTCATTTGACCACTTGCGCACTCTAGGGCTTCGCGCCCAGCCCACCGCGACTAATGATTTTAAAGTGCGTCGTGAAGCTGGGGCAATGCCAATGAACCGTTTAATTGATGGCAAACCGGGGTTGCTTATCAGTCAGGATTGTAATAGGGTCCGTAAATCGCTTGCTGGCGGCTATCATTTTAAGCGCGTTGCGATGGGTGGTGGTCAGGAGCGATTTCGGGACGCGCCGAATAAGAATGAGCATTCTCACGTTGGGGATGCTTATGGGTATCTTATGTTGGGTGGTGGTGAGCATCGAGCTTTGACCAGGAACCCAAATGGCAGACCGATGTTTAAGCAGCATACAGCGGCTGCGGATTTTGATGTTTTTGCTTAGGAGTTGATATGAACGTGAAGGGCATGACGTTGCGATTGAAACAGGATACACGCGAGATGCTTCGCGCTGAGGCGGAGCGTGCGCGTTATGGTTCGATGTCATCTATTGCGGATGATATTTTGAATCATGAGTTGAAGAGGCGGGGTCATCACACATCTGATGATTTGGATCGCGTGGTTGCGGCTGCTCGTGAGCAGGTGTGATGCGACCTGGCGGCGGGCGGCACAAGGGTGCTGCATTTGAACGGGAAGTCGCTGGTCTTTTGCTTGATGAGTTGGGCATTAAGTTTAAGCGAGAGATTGAGCAATATCGCCAGTCTGATCTAGGTGATCTCGTACCGTGCGACGGTACGTTTCCATTTACGATTGAGTGCAAGCGATATGCGGATGGGTATCTTGCCAAGGATTCTTGGTGGGACCAGGCGTGTTCTGCTGCCCGTGCTGCTGGGTTGCTTCCAAGTTTAATTTATCGCTTTGATCGACGGCCTATCATCTGCCGCGTGCCAGTTGCTGCTTTTGTGGTGATGTCTGGTGCAAAAGATGATTATGGATGGCAATACAATGCGGACGTTACGTTTGAGGCGTATTGCATGATTGCGCGAGAAATTCTTGCGTCGGGCAACCCTTGTATAGAAAGGAATGAAAATGTCATTGGGATTGCAAATTGATGCCCCTTCGGGTGGAGATATTATGCCGATCATTAAGTTTAGTGCGGTGTCTGGTGAGTTTCTAGCCGTCAATCGAGAGCAGCAAGCTGATGGCACTTGGGAATCGGATACTGTTGAGCAAGAGCTTCCGCTCAAGTTCATCATGGACCTTGAGAATATTGAGGTTGGTTGGCTGTCTTTTGCTTCTGGCGCTCCAGATTTTGTCATGGTGCGTCTTGGTGAAAAGATGCCAGCGAAGCCGACAGAGGATCACAAACAGGCTTTTCGCGTTCGCCTTTACAATAAAACGCTTGGTATGCGTGTTTTTTCCCATAGCGCCAAAACCGTTGTCCGCACTATGGACGCGCTTCACACTCAGTATGAGGCAGAGCGTGGAGCAAACGCTGGTAAGCTGCCGGTGATTGAAGTTCCTAAATGCGAAACCGTTAAAATTGCGACGCCTCAAGGTGAATTGAGATTTAAGGCACCCGTTTGGAAGATCGTGTCATGGGTTGATGACCCAGGCGTTTTCGGCGATTCCTCCCCCGCTGAAGACCCCGCGCCTCAGTCGGACCCCACGCCGACTGATGACAACGAACTTTTCTAACTGGTGCCGGGGGTGCGCTTCGCGGGCGCACCCCTAATTCTTTTGGGAGGAATTAAATGGCAGTCAATATTGGGTCTTACATGGAGCAGGTGGCTCGCCACTATTGGGGGGAGCCGAATGCCAAGTTATCGAACCGAAATCAATTGCGGTGGGGAACGCACGGTTCAAAGTCTGTTGACTTGAGAAAGGGCACTTGGTTTGACCACGAAGAGCAAGAGGGTGGCGGCGTTACGCACTTGGTTAGGTCGCGCGAAGGTGCTTCGCTTTCTAGTATTGCGGACATATTGCAGCGTAAGTTTGGGATAGATAAAAAAACAGAAGAAGCGATCATGCCCCGCTCGTTTGTTTCTAAGTGTTACGATTATTACGACGCGGACGGGGTTCTATCCTATCAGGTGCAGAGGTTTGAGCCGAAAACATTTCGCCAAAGGCGACCTGATGGGAATGGTGGTTGGATCAACAACATGCGTGATGTTGATCCTTTGCCGTACAATTTGCCAGCAGTGATGTCTTCGGGCCAGAAGGCAATTTACATTGTTGAGGGTGAAAAGTGCG